GCTAAGTATAGTAGTAAAGAAGAGGTCGCAGAAGATGGACAATTCGCAGGCGACTTTGCAACAGGTGAAGCTGGGCAATGGCGTAACAAAGGTCCTAAAGCAAACAAGCCAGCAACAATTGGTGATTTGGTTGGTGAGGGACAAGAAGACTTGGCTGCAATGATGAGAATCGTTAACAGATAAAAGGGTAAATAAACCTCACTTAAAAGGTGAGGTTTACCACATCCGGCATAAATACTCTTGACATTGATGAAAGCATTTGCTATACTTACATCTATGTTAGACACTAATAGGTAGTGTCGAATATTAAACGAGACCATCTCAATTTTATAAGGAAATATATCATGGCATCATTAGCAGAAATTCGTGCTCGTATCGCGGCACAAGAAAACAAGCAACAAAAAGGCGCATCAGGCGCTCAATCTGATAACTCAATCTACCCCCACTGGAATATGGACGAAGGCACAACAGCCACGATCCGCTTCTTGCCAGACGCAAATTCTAGTAACACATTCTTCTGGGTAGAACGTCAAATCATTAAACTTCCATTCAACGGTGTTAAGGGCGACCCTAACGTTAAGCAAACTGTTGTACAAGTCCCATGCGTAGAAATGTATGGTGACAATTGCCCTATCTTGGCAGAGGTTCGTCCTTGGTATAAGGATGAGTCATTGAAAGAAATGGCTAACAAGTATTGGAAGAAACGTAGTTATCTATTCCAAGGTTTTGTTCGTCAAAACCCAATTGGCGATGACAAGACTCCTGCGAACCCAATTCGCCGATTCATCATCTCTCCACAAATCTTCACTATCATCAAGTCTAGTCTAATGGATCCTGAAATGGAAGAATTGCCAACAGACTACCTACGTGGTCTTGACTTCAACGTTAAGAAAACATCTAAGGGTGGTTACGCAGACTATTCTACTTCTAATTGGGCACGTAAAGAGTCCCCATTAACAGAAGCAGAACAAGCGGCTATTGAAGCACATGGCTTGCACAACTTAGCTGACTTCTTACCCAAGAAGCCTGGTGAAGCAGAACTGCGTGTCATCAAAGAAATGTTTGAGGCATCAGTTGAAGGTCAACCCTTTGACAACGAACGTTGGGGCGCATACTATCGTCCATATGGTCTAGAGGCACCTGCAGGAGCGACCGCGGAAAAACAAACTGTGTCTGCTGGAACCAGCACACCCGCAACAGCACCCGTAGCAGAAACTTCTACAGCACCGTGGGATGATGAACCAGCATCAACTTCACAACCTGTACAGGTACCAAAAGTAGCTCCGAGTAGTGACAAAGCACAAGACATTCTAGCAATGATTCGTGCTAGACAAACAAAGTCTTAATAGGAGTTAGGGAGCTTAGGCTCCCTTCCTTAGGAGAACACCATGACACTACCAGACGAACGCTACCGCGCCCTAAAGCAAGGCAAAAAGCTATTGGAAGAATTGTGCGACCCTGGGCGTACTCCTAGGGTTCCAGCATTAGTCAGAGATCGAGCAAGAGGAGTTCTAAGACATTATCCTAGTGATTATGAATTAGAAAGAATCGCTGATAATTGTCCAGAGTTTCTTGACAAAATCTCGTATACTGATAAAATGTACATCAATGTCGCACAAAAATAACAGGAGAAATAAAATGACAAAATTAACTAAGTTGGCAAAGGTCAATGACTCTATCACACTTAACCGTTACGACAATGGTTGGATGATTGAAGTTGGCGGCCGAGATGAAGAAAATGATTGGAAGACTGCAAAGATTCTTTGTAACACAGAAGAAGAATTGATTGATCTAATCAAAGAATATAACTCAATGGATGTGGAGTAAGCATGGGAAAACCATTCGATATTAGTAAATTCCGTAAAGACATTACAAAGTCTATTGAAGGATTATCAATTGGATTCAATGATCCAACTGACTGGATCTCAACAGGAAACTATGCTCTCAATTATCTCATTAGTGGTGACTTTAACAAAGGCGTACCTCTTGGTAAAGTTACTGTCTTTGCCGGAGAGAGTGGATCAGGAAAGTCATTCATCTGCTCAGGCAACCTTGTACGACACGCACAACAACAAGGCATCTATGTAGTTCTGATTGACTCAGAGAACGCACTAGACGAAGCATGGTTACACGCATTGGATGTAGACACATCAGAAGATAAACTATTGAAATTGAATATGGCAATGATTGATGATGTTGCTAAAACTATTTCAGAGTTTATGAAATCATATAAAACATTTCCAGAGACAGACAAGCCCAAAGTCTTGTTCGTTATTGACTCATTAGGTATGTTGTTGACACCCACTGATGTAAATCAGTTTGAAGCAGGTGATATGAAAGGTGACATGGGTCGTAAGCCTAAAGCACTTACATCACTAGTTCGTAATTGTGTTAATATGTTTGGTAGTCACAACGTTGGATTAGTTGCTACTAATCACACATATGCTTCACAAGATATGTTTGATCCTGATGACAAGATTTCAGGTGGTCAAGGTTTTGTTTATGCAAGTTCTATCGTTGTTGCGATGAAGAAACTGAAACTGAAAGAAGATGAAGATGGCAACAAAGTATCTGACGTTCGAGGCATTCGCTCCGCATGTAAGATTATGAAAACTCGATATGCGAAGCCATTCGAAAGTGTTCAGATTAAGATTCCGTATGAAACAGGTATGAATCCTTATTCAGGCATGCTTGACATGATTGAGAAAAATGAACTTGTTAAGAAAGAAGGCAACTCACTAGTCTACACAACACTTGATGGTGAAATCATTAAGAAGTTTCGTAAAGCATGGGAAGCTAATACAGATGGTTGTTTAGACAAAGTTATGTCTGAATACCAAGAAAAAACATCAACAAAGCTAAGTACAGTAACACCGGAGGAGGAGGTTACTGAATGAGCTTAGATTTTGTTGCAGAGGTATGGGAAGTTTTAAATTCCCATATTGATTTAAACGAACGCAGTGATGCGGCAGATTCGTTAGTCAACTTTTTAATCGAAAACAACTACGAAACTGATGATATAAAAAATTCCTTTAGAGGCGAGAAAGAAATTTTGAAGGCTCTAAAGAATTATATGTCTGAGCAGGAAGAAGTTTACGATGAAGATGAGGACTACGATTCTGACGAAGATGAATGGGATTAAATGAATTGGTATACCAAAGTATCGACGGACTTGTCCGCGATACCGGATTTCATTACGCACTACGAAACGGAATTGGCTGAAGCCAAAAAAGAAGTAAAGGTATATGGTAATGTTGAAAAAAATATTGCCAATCTACCTGGTATCACTGAGCACCGTTTCAATCAACTACAAGAGATAGAAGCGGTATTAAACTATCTCAATATTAAACTTCGGCAAATTCGCCGAAAACATTTTCAAAAATATTTAGAAGCGTATAATAGAGCACTGACAAGCCGTGATGCTGAAAAGTATGTAGACGGTGAATCAGAAGTGATTGATTTTGAAATTCTAATCAACGAAGTGGCATTACTACGCAATCGTTGGTTGGGTATCTTAAAGGGACTCGATGCTAAACAATGGCAGATGGGTCATATTGTAAAACTCCGTACTGCTGGTATGGAAGACATTTCGATTGGATAAGGCATGACACAAATTTACTCATTACCGTCAAGTATCACATTAACTAATGGTTCCTCAAGTGGAATGTTTGGTGGTGCAATTGGTGCAGGGCAAGGTATCACATTAGGTAATTTATCTACTAGCATAACTGGCATCTTTGCAGACCACATTTCATCATCTAGCAACGTGAAGAAGTATGAAATAATTGAAACTACTGAGGATTTGTTGGCACTAAGTTGTGCATGGTATCGCATTAGACAAGACAAACATACCCTTCAACCACACGTTACTAGTTTACTATCCGATGCATTGTTTAGGCACGTGACCCCGGAAGATCGTACTAAGGCAGAAGAAGTACGTGATTACTATAGTAAGAAGTTTATGGTCATGGCGTTGAAGGATCTAAGACTAACACAGTTCCGTCATGACTTGAAAGAATATTTACTAGGCAATCCAAATAAATTCACTGAGAAAACTGTACCAATGGTCTATCGGCTACCTGAATTTCATGCACATGATGTTGAGTTTGATGTTATCAAGCGTGACTTTGAGAAAGATATTCCTGAGTTCAACACGTTGACTCGTAGAACAATTAACAAGTCTGTACGACTTACCCCAGTCAAAGGGTTCAAAAAGAATAGCAAAATCCGCGGTAAGTTTACTGAGTACTGGTTGAAAGATTCTAGTAATCGTGCTTATCGTTTTGGTCTTACTGCTACTAATCCATTGATTGGCTTATGGGATATGCAATTCAACAATGGCGATATGGTTCTTAACTTGAACACACAGGCCGCACGCCGTGATGAATTGCAGTACTTCAACATTGGGTCAATCCTAGAAGGTTGACAATAAATCATTTTGGGCGTACAATATATGTATGAACTTCAAAATGAGTACTTACGAACGCATTGCCGAAAAACTACTGAAGGGCCAACCCAAAGCAAAGCCCTTCGGTAAGTTTATTGACGGTAAGGTTCTCACTGGCACTAAGAGCCTCCACCGAACACACCAATCTGTCCGGTGGCGCCTGTTTTGGCGACTCAAGCAAAATCGCATAGCCAAAACTTGACAATAAATGGATTTGGGTCTATAATACATGTATTGAATCAAGAAAAGGAACTGAAAT